CTGGGAAGGACCCGCGTCATCCCGCTTCCAGTCACTGCCTCCAGTCGCCTCTCCAGAAACGGAACGCCGTCACGATGACATCCCAGTTTTCGTCCAGGATGCGCTTCTCGCCCTCGTTTTTGGTCACGGCGTTCCAAAATTCGCCATGCTCGGCGCTGATGCATCCGGCACCCTGGTAGATGCCGTCCGCGAACAGCGGATGCTTGACTTCTGCTATGGCAACTCTGCGCCTGAGCTCCGTCAGAAAAGCATCAAACTCGTCCATATTCCCCTCACCTACATCGTACGCAGCGGCACGCCGTGACCGAAGGGGTTCACCGTTGAGCCCCCTATTTCCTGCCCGGCCCTCACCGGATCGGGGACGGGCGTCTGTGGCTGTGGAGCCAGCTCTTCTGGCTTCAGGAAAGGTGTGCTGTACATTTTTTCGGCGCATTCTGCGCCGCATGCAGCGTAGCCAGCCAGGTCGGTCCATGAGTCATCGTGATGCGGATTCTGCTTTGCCCTCACGATTTTGAGGAGCGCCATCATGCAGGCTACGTCGCATGAGTTGACAGGGCGTCCAAGGTAGACGCTCCACATCCCGGCGATAACGCCGAAGCTGTCCTCAGGCTCTCCATAGGCCGCATTACGGTCAGTCAGTACGGCCTTAGCCGCATGATCCAAACATTCTTTCCTGGTCATGCCAGTTCTCCTGTTCTCTTAGGTTCTTGTTCCCAAAGGCCCCCACTGGCCGCACAGCGACCTCACAGAGGCACGTCTGCCTGTCATATCCGGCCATCCTGATACAGGGTACTGCGGCACGTCTCGACGTCCTGCACGGTGTCACTGAGGTTGTAACCGCCCTTCCTGCGCAGCTTCGCCCAGCACGCAGGGCAGCGATAGTCTGTCGTGGGTGCGCCACAATCGTGGCAGCGGCGCATATACGCTCCGCTTCCCATCATCGCCGCTCTGCGTGCCCCGCCCCGCCTTTCGGGGAGACCCTGAAAAGCCTGCCTGTGATAGCGCATGTACTGCCATATCGCGGGCGCTGTCCGGTGTAGGGCATCGGCTGCCTCCTCGGTTGTCCTGCCGTCTCTGAGCAGTTTCACGAGCCGTATCACGTCATCCTGCGTCCATGCCCTGCCTTCGCTCATCGCTCATCCTCCAGTGCGGAGATGGTCAGCACCACCTGTCCGCCAGCCTTGGGATTACACACTGTCACTGTCTGCCGCTTAACCTGCGAGTCATCCCGCCAGAGTCTGGCATGGGTCAGTGCGTCGAGTACGGCTTTCGAGTAGTTGTCGACGTCACGCCTTCGCCTGTCCGGCGGGTAGAGCTCCATGGCCACGGCGAGGTTTCCGGCGAGCGCAGTCCTGGGGAGAACTCCATGGCAGCGTGCCACAGCCACACGGCTCATCACATCTGCCCGGAAAATTCGCGCCTCCCTGGTCAGGTAAATCCGCCCGGCTGGTGTTTTACGCCAGACGTGGTTTACCGAGGGCGGCCATGCAATTTCGATTTTCCAGTCAACTTGCACCTTTTTTGCCTCCGCCTGGGCTCCCCCAAATATCCCCCTATAGGGGGATATATTTGGGGGGGGGAGAGCCCTTTAGTTTTTTGCCGGGGTGCAAGTTAAAATTCCCAATAAATTCAGGCACTTTCCAACTTGCACCCCCCTGTTTTTAAAATTACAGGGGTGCAAGTTAAATTTTGCTAATGAATTCAATTGGTTACAACTTGCATCCCAACTTGCACCCCCTTTACAGGGGGGGGTGCAAGTTGAATTTTTACGCATCCACATCATTGGTAGCCCCCTCTTCGACTTCGCCGCTTCCTGTGGCGAACGGACCTGTCGGAATATCGAGGTACCGTCCCACACTTTTTTTGTATGTACAGCGCACAACGAATCCACGCGCAAGCGCCTCTTCGAGCAGGGCACTAAGCCGTTTTGTTCCAAAGTTGCAGAGCGGAGCCCGTAGTTCGTCACGGCGCCCCACGATGCCACCAGAGGAGCGTATGCTTGAAGTAAATGGCGCCCCAGCCACGGCTTTAGCCGCGACGGCATCAGCGAGCATGTGCAGCTGGTCATCACGTGGAATGACTACCTCATCCTTCAGGAGGACGGACTGCAGCACGCCATTTTCGCCGCGCAGCAGCGGCCTCACACGTCCATCAGCCTGACAGTTGGCTTTGACGACCGCGCCGCAAAAAGCCTCGTTCGGCTTGCAGGGGCGACCGATCTTCTGCTCTATATCCTTGCGCGTTTGGGTGTCAGCGGGCCAGATAGCGATAGCCAGGCGCACGCCATCGACGAGAGCTGTAGTGCCTCTGATGGCGAGGCGTGCGCTTTCTGCCCCTGCGTCCTTCATGGCAGCGAGGGCCTTGGCCATATGGTGCGCGACGAGAACGGTCGCTCCGGTGCGCTCGGCAAGCTGTGCGAGGACGCCCTGCGTGAAGGCGCCGGCCTGCGGATCAGCGTTGATATCGCAGGCGACGAAGGCAGCGAGCGGGTCGAGGTTGATGAGTTTGAGGTCAGGTATGCGTGTGAGCTGCCGCACCAGGTCGTCATACTCCGGTGTGGTTTCATAGCCCTGCGCGAAGCCGCGGGAGCGGATGAGTGTGACAGGTCCGCCGGTGTTCGGCAGCGGCACTATGGCGAGCCGGCCACGCGCAGCGGCCCTGCGGGAGCCATCCTCGTCCATGGACTCCAGACGGCGGTGGATGTCGTCCCGCGTGTCCTCGGAGGAGAGGATGACAACTGAGCCGTGTGCCGTGACTTCTCCGCCAAGCCACGTATCCCCGGGGCCGTAGTTCAGGTCTATGCCCTGCATCGGGTTCCCTGCGACGCGCAGCCCCAGGTCCAGGGCGAGCATGCCCTTGCCTGTGCCGCCGCTGGCGACGAGCAGGCAGGGAGCACCGAGGGGCAGGACGCCGTCAACAAGCCACTGCTGTTCCGGAGCTTCTCCAAGGTACGCCTCTCCACTAAACCAGTCGGCCAGTCTGGGGACGCCTGAATGCGGCGTCACCTGCTGACGTACCTCGTCGAGGCCTTCGCGGACCATGAGGTCGTTGAAGTCGGTAGGGTTGCCCGCGAGGTCACGGAAGCTGGGCGAGATGACACTGCCACCCACGGCGTTGGCTGCGCGTCTGGCGTATTCCATGCCTGGGTTCCAGGGTCTGCCCTGTTTCTGGGTCCACTGGTCGTTGTCTGCGCAGATGATGATGCGGCACTGCGGGAGCACCTGCCTGATGACGGGTGCGACCTCGGGCAGATTTCCTGCATCGAGAGCGGCCACCACGGCATAGCCGGTGGCGGCATGCAGTGAGCATGCCGTAGCGTATCCCTCGCAGATAAGCACCGTCTCCTGCGCGCCGTCCAGCCAGGCAAAGCAGCCTTTCTTGGCAAATCCCCAGGGGAAGCGCTTACTTCCGTCCGGGGAAATGCGCTGCACGCCGGCCATCGAACCGGTGCTGTCATAGAGCGGGATGATCAGCGCACCGCTGCTGTCTTCGCGTGCCCCTCCCGGGGCAGCGGTCAGGCCTTTGAGCCGGAGATAAGGATTCTCCGGACCGGCCTCATGGGCAGCTGCGTATATCTGCGCAGACCATTTTCTGGCCTCTCTGGCTTTGACCTGGCGTTCGGCCTCACGCGCCGCCTGCATCGATTCGATGCGCTGGCGGAGCATGGTGCGCTCAAGCTCACTGACGATTCGCGCCGGAGCGTTCGTCGCCAGGTCTTCATCCAAGCCGGTTATCTTCTCGGAGAGACCGGTTTTCCAGTTGCCCCACACGCCGCAGGCTACGCCGTCAGCATAGGCGACGTACCATCCGCTGCGCTTTCCTCCCCGGTCATCAGGGAGAGCGAAGCGGTGCATAGTGCCGTCGGGCACTATGTCCTGCAGTCCCAGTCCGTCCACCTCCATGCGCCGGGCCATAACGGAGAGCACCTTCTGCGCGTCAGCGCATGGAAGGCAGGCCTCATTCTGCCTGGCGGCGACATTGAGGTCTATGACAGTGGACATCATGCGCCCCAGCAGACCTTCGCCACGCGGCACATCCGGCAGGCCACGGCGGCGGGGGTCGACTCTGCACGCGGCAGAAGTTCCCCGGCATCAGTTGCCTGGAAGATCCGCGTCGCGCGCTGCAGCATTTTTACGGCTTCGCCTTCGTCATACGGTACGAGCTCGTGATACAGCTCCATGGTGTCTGCATCGACGCAGGTGATCAGTCCGCGGTCGAGGTGCAGTCCCATCATGTAAAGCTGCATCTGATACCAGTATTTCGGATGGCTTCGCCTGATATGTTCACGGCGTGCAGCCATGACATATTTATGTGCGAGGCACTTGCATTCCCAGAGTGCCGGGAGCGGTAAGGGCGCGTCGCCCTCGCCTCTCCAGCAGGTCAGGATACCGTCGGCATGGCCGAGCAGGCGGCCGCCAAGAAATGATACCTCAAACTGTCCGCCGGTAAGCGGGTCCTTCGTCACAAGCAGCAGGCGGGCGGAGAGCAGCCATCTAGCGGCACGATCCTCAACATCATGTCCTCTTTCGAATATTCTGCGGACACGAGCCGGGAAGGGACAGGCCGATGCTGTACATCTTGCTTCACGGCCTGCGTCGCGATTTCCGGCATAGGCGGCGTATTCTAATTGTACGCTTCGTTCGCACTCGCCTCCAATCGCGGAGCAGCCAAGGTAAGTTCTCGGCGTCTCGACGCTGGCATCAATGCCCTCGTCGATAAGCCAGTTCAGCCGGTCCGACAGTCCGG